GCTGTCATGCCTGTAGTAACTGCACCACGTATGCCACAGCCCAACTTGTAGCAGTTGTACATCACCGCACCACCATCCTTAGAGGCAGTGAATGTATTGTTACCACCACAGTTAGGGCAGTGCATACGTGTTGTTTCACCCTCACCTAGCATGAGGTCATCTACAAATTTCTTAATGTCCATCGTGTTCTACTAACTCCCTCCCGTGGTTCTCATGAAAACCATACTCTATGTTAGCTGCGGCTCGTGCTGCAACAGCATCCTCTATGTTAGAAAAATTTCCTAGACTTTTAGTTTTTCCGTTAAGCTGCACACAAGCATACCACTTTCCATATTTAGTTCTTGATACACCCACGAAACCTGAGGTGTTATTGGAAGGCCTAGTCTTATTTTTAGAATTTACAATATGGTTTACTTCCCTAAGGTTTTCTATTCTGTTGTCCAGAGTGTTGCCATTTATGTGATCTATACTATCTGAAGGCCACTGCTTGTAGTGCAATGCCCAAGCAATACGATGTGCTAGATAGTTTTCTTTATTTAAACAGCATTTCCTTTTATAATAGCCGTTGACCATCTCAGTATGAGAGTTTGAGATAGATCCTGCTTCCTTACCTGCAAAGGTAGTATTAAATGCTTTCATACTCCTTTCACTAGCACAAGACTCTAATGATCTTTCCTTCCACCTAAGTATTCCTGTATCAGGATCATAACTAACAAGTTTTTCAAGTGTTTTAATGTCCATTGTCTTATTCATATCTACTTCTTCCTACTAGCTAGGGCATTAGCTGCCCCTGTGAGTGTGTTAACTAAGTAAGGCTTAACACTTTGCGGATTGCTGTGACCACTGACCTGCATAATACTAAACGTATCAGCACCCCCCTCAACAAGTTGGGTGATACCAGTGCGGCGTAAGTCCATTGCGGTTATGTCAGGAGGTAGCCCTGCGTGAGCCTTAACCTCATTCACTAGCTTATGTATATCTGTGCTAGGATAGGGCCTGTAGACACCGTTGTGTGGCTCCACAGCAGGCACTACGTACTGTTGAAAGCCAAACGTTTCATACTGCTCAGCTAACATCTTACATAGGGCATCATCTATAGGTATGTGTACCTCTGCCCTACGTTTACTCTGCTCCAAGTCTAGCCTCTTAGCACTGAGGTTTACGCTAGACCATTGAAGGGTACGCATGTCACCTACACGCTGCGCCCATTCGTATGCCATGTGTATGATCAGGCCAATGCTACGCCACTTCCAATCACTGTATGCTGTGTCTAAGAATGTAATGACCTGAGCATCAGTCCAACGTACCTTACGTATCTTATCTTTAGTACGCTGGACTAGTGACACAGGGTTAGTCACCAGAGCCTCATGCCTGATGGCTGTATTGAGTACGATACTAAGACAGGTAGCTGTGTAGTTAGCTTGACGTATGCCTACCGTAGTCTGCCACTTGTCATACGCTACAGTAACATGCTTGAACCGTAGGTCACGCAGCTTAATGTTACCCAACTGCTTATCGTTTTGTACTTTTGTTTTGCATACACGTATCAAGTTGTAGTCATAGTCAGTCTTACTACGCAGTGATAGCGCATGGTACTTAGGGGTACGCATGTAGAAGTCACACGCTGCCTCTATAGTATGGGTATCCTTAAGTTCCATGTGCTTATTCACTATACTCTTCCTTCCATATCAGGATTGTCTGGATCAATGTAACTGTACATAGTTACGTCACCACCCAACAAACCTATAGCATCTATTAAACCATTGTGGATGTCATAGTATAAGCAACCCGTTAAGGATACCCCATTACCAGACAGTACCTCTTTGCTACTGCATAAGAGGCTTTCTATTGCGCTAGTAGCTGACTCTTCATTGTACTCTTTCATCTAATGTTCTCCTTTCTTATCGTTACTAGTAGGGGTGTCATAGGAAGCCGAAGCCTACGGCCAGTACAACAATAGCAACAACAATCTTTATTGCTGTTACTATTAGCATATCAAAATATTTGATGGCTTAAGTCTCCGTTAGCTATACGATTGCTGATGTCTTCAAGGTCAGCAGTGATGTCATCACCATCCTCACCTATCCATAAGGCTGCGTCAATAGTGTTAGATATGTCACTATACTCATCCATCTCGTCTAGCATGTACGAGGGCATCTATTTGTTACCCTTGTAGAACCATGCCTTGTCATCAGAAGGTAACACCTTAGGTGACCAGTATTCTGCATCACCATCCACATCCATCTGTGGTCTAAAGTTAAAGGTAGTGCTTACCTTATGGCATAGCCGCCGCATATCCCTTAGGGCTGATAGGTCTACATCTAGACACTCAATGATGTTGTCTACATGGCTGTCTATTGTGTTGTATAGTTCGAGTACATTCGTCAGGTCTGCTACTGATATTGTTACGGTATCTGTTGGTGTGATTGGTGTTGTTTTAGATTTAGTCATTAGATTAATTCCTCTTTTGCTTCAACATATGCCTTATACAAGGTTTCACATACACGGTCTTCCATGCTTTCGGGAACCTTTACATGCTCATTTATTATGGCAAGTATCTTATCTTTTGTAGTCTTGTCCATCATCTGTTCTCCTTTTGGGTTCCGTACGTCTTTACGTGTTTTCATCCCTTGTTCTCCTCTATAAAAGCAAAGCCACCGCCGTTGCCCTCCTCATCCTCTGATAGTGAAACCATAAGCTCACCACCACCCTCACTGTTAGGCTTTTGTATGATGAACACAGGCCAATCTCTTGCGCCGTATTCATCCTCCTGAAAGTAAAAGCTTACAATCTTGCAGCCTACTAGCTGTCTGAAGTATTTATCCATGTCCATTATGCGTACTCCTTTTCATCAATACTATTAAACTCATAGACTGCTGTAGCAAAGCCACGGGGTGTGGCTGAGCGTATGTCTTTGGTGCGCTGTGACTTACCGCCAAGCTTTAGGTGCTGCCTACTGTGGCCTTGCTCTGGTGCTACGGGGTCAGTCCAAGGCATAGTAAAGCCGCCGCCTGTCCATAGGCATGTCTTCTTAGGGTAGGCATCACGAGATGCAATGTACTCAGGCCAACGTGGATGCTCTGCCTGATCGTCAGTTATGTAACCACCAAACTCATAGGGGTGAAAGTTATAGTCAGGCTTACGCCACTTGGTTGCCAGTACACTGACAGGGTTCTCTATAAAGTATGGGATGTGATAAGCTTCAAAGAAGTCAGCGCACTGTTTAGCATAGGCCACTGCCTTAGTCTGAAAGTCAGGGTCAAGCTCTGCCTTACGCTTGAAGTGAGCAGCACCTGACACAGCCATGTCAGTACAAACGGGGAAGGCCATGCCGAATACTACAGGCTTGTTAACAACTGTTCTCATCACATCAATGAAGCCATCAAGGCTATGCAGATCAGCGTAGCAGTAGTGGATGCTGCCCTCTGTGCGGCCCTCTACAGGGTGCTGGATGTCGAAGGCATAGCAAGTATACCCTGCCTCTGCCCAAGGCTTTAGAGCCTCGCCTGTGAAGTCATACAGGCTTATTACAATACCTTTACTCATCGTACTATTCTCCCATCTCATCAACCAAATCATACTGCTCTCTATACATGTCACTAGCCCATGTCAAATTGAGGCCATAGATAGCGTCACGAATGTAGCTATCACCCATGTCATAGCTACCGTGTGTCATGTCTGACTTAACTGCAACCATCCACTTAGCGTACTGGTTTTTACATTCGTTGGCGGGTACTTGGTACGTCTTAATCAAACGCATCTCAGTATCACCAAAGGGGCCGTACCCCTCAAAGATTGCATAAGGGTCTTGCACAGGGCGTGATTTACCTAATAAGTTTTTAGCCATGTTATTGTACCTCCAATTTTGATTTATAGTTTTCATTAACTAGGTATTGATCTTCACTGACCTCTGTTACAAAGCCCACATCCAATGCCTTAGCTAGGATTTGATCAGCATTAAGATCAAAGTTAAAGCTTGGAGCCTGATTCATGAATAGCTCTCTCTTACTTAGTACCTGCATGTTATTCTCCTACCAATAGTAATCTATAATTATAAAATTCGTGCCAGCCCATAGGCATACATACATGTACAGACTTGGTGCCACTTAAGCCCACCACCAGATCACCTACAGATAGGTTGGGGTGTTTGCATATATGCTCTACAACCAATGGGCTATGCTCACCTCCCATGCCATTACCTTCCGCAAAGATATGCTCTAAGGTGTTACGGTTTGGCTCACCCATGCCTATCATAAACATGGTGGGCTGATACACGCGCCACTCAATAGCTCGTGCCACCACATTATCAGGGTCATCACCCCTGCCTAGCATGTTTAGGTCAAGG